GATCTCCATGAAGGCTTTTCTTTCATGTGCTGCGACAAGTGCAGCGAAGCGTTCAAACGCATCGGTGTAATTCCAAAGGTCAGGATCAAGCCCAGCCTCCCTCGCCATGCGGATAATGTCGTCTCTATCCACCATTCTTCTCCTTCAGCTTCTCCTCAATCGCCCGTGCGAAAGAAAAAGTTTCACTGCTGGCTGATGTCAATTCATCCGCTTCTATGTCGCAAATTTCTATCTCCGTCAGCCCAACCCATTCTTTCGGCGAGCGGTACAAAGCCATGCCAACAGGCAAAACAAGGGCGGGATCAATCGGTTTAATGACGCAATGTCCGTTATGAAATCCTGTTATGTACGCCACAGGCTCCCATCTACTTTTAATCTTTTTTATGTCGTCTGGTGTGTGGGCTCGCGCTTGCGCTTCGGCCCAAGACTCTCTAAGCCAAGCCATCCACTCGTCTCTTGTCATCATGCCTGATCGCTGTTGTTCATCTTCCATGTCTCTTTGTCCTTCATACGTTGTTCGTACACTTCCATTAATAACTCAGCAGCTTCTTTGATCTTGAATTTCTCTGTTGTGCAGTAGTCAGGCAAACCCTCGGCGTAGCCTTCGAGCCATGCGGCTAGCATGGCGAACTTGTAGTCGGGGCTAGTCATTTCCAAACACCGCGAAGTTGATTTTGGTTTGATTTAACTTTTGAATTGCAGTTAACGCAGTCGCAAGACGTTCAGCATTTTCGATAGCCTGGACAAACTGAGGGCTAGTCAGAAGCTCTGCGGCTTGCTTGTATTCTTTGCTCATCTTTAATGTCTCGGTTTGCACACGTTCAGATGTAGCTTTGAGAGATGCAAGATCGTTCTTGATGTTCTCTCGAAATGCCATAAGGTTTTCCTTGGTCCGCTTGAGTTCTTGCTCAACACGGGTGGCAGATTCCTTTGCAACAATTTCTATTTCCATAGTTCTCTTCCAGAAGAAAAATTCAAGTGATGCTATTTGAACTTTGGGGTGGTTAAGATCTTCTTGTTTCCAACACATACCTTCTTTGAATTGTCCTGTTCTTACAGTAGCCAATTCCATGACCTTTGAAAGATCCAACACCGCCGGACACATACGATCAAGAGCGGTTTCAAAAGCCTCGACTTTTCCAGCCCAATAAAATTCTGCTGCGCGAGAGGTAAACATTAACGACCCGCAGTACTAAGAACATCGCAGTTCTCAGGGCTAACATACCCACACACTAAAGTACGTTGTTCGGAAACACCATCAGCCTTATAGCCAGATAGCTTGTAAGCAATAGGCATGGCGACTTTCATAATCTGAAGAGCAGTCAATCCGTCATCAGAAGCTTTGATGATGGCATGGTGCATAGCCTCAGCTAACTCACCTAAAAACTGCTCGGTGTCAGTGGCAGTGGTTTGAACAACCACATCACCACTACCCTTCTTGTCGGTATAAATTCTAATCATCACTCTTCCTCATAAATGGTGGTTCGTCTTGGCTGTTAAGTATCCGTGCAATCTCACGGTCTATGTACCAACGTGCTTTGCGTAAGTCCTCAATCTGCTCACCTTTAAGTCCGGCTCGCCAAAGATATTTAATGGCATTGCCAATACAAAAGTTCAGATGCTCAGTGATCTCTATGCACTCCACACCGCTTGGGTGTGAGGTGTAATGCTTGGGGTGGTTGACGTTATCGTTCATAGAATCCTCCAACCTTTAACTTCTTTTGTCCAAGATCTTTCCCACAAGTCAGCCGTAGTGAGTCGTGCCCCACTCGCTATAAGTTGTGTAGTTGTGAACTCAGTACGATCTCTGGGACGACCAGGGCCAGCCCACCGATGCTTGTCCACGTAGCTAGGCAGATACGGTATGCCATACAAAACAAACACGGGCTGCGTTACTGTTTCTGCACGTTTGTTTTGATTCATCAGACTCATTCAACACCTCCACTTAGTCTGAACGCGATACGCGCTTTGTCGAGTTCTGCAATACGCTTACGCTCTGCAATAACTTTGGGATCTTTCCACGGGTACGGCTGCTTGAGCAGTCTCCAGTGACGCTTGAATGTTTCAAGGACGTTAGTACTCTCTGATGTTGTCTTGATTTGCATAGTTATCTCCTGTTAAAAAGGTGCTTCGCCTACTGATTCAATGCTTTGATGTTTCAACCAACGTTCTTTTTCTTTATTCCACTTTATGATTAAGTGCCGTTCGGTTTCTGTCCTGAAAGGCCACCGCATCTGCTTTGGGGTCAGTGGGAATGGTTTCGGGAAAGTACGGTTGCCCGTCTGGTTTTCTAATGGCACTGATGTCCTCCTCTGAAAAGTAAATATACATAACGGTTGTGTTAACACGCTTGCCCAAACCCTCCACCTTCTTGCCATAGTCCAACATCCTTAGCAAGGCAATCTTCTCGGCAATTAGTTTTGGCATCGGAGGAAAGTTCATGTCAAGCTCTGAGTAGATGCTAACCATGCGCCCCTCATCCGATTCAAAGTCTTTCATTTCTACTCGTGCGGTAACCATATTCTCTTTAACCTGTGCCTTAGCCAACTGCAGTTTTTGAAAAGCAGTTATCATAGAGTTTTGAGTAATCATATTACTAATTTGTATTTGTACTGTCAACAGATTTAAAGATCACATACTCGTACTCGGACAGTCGTTTACCGACACCCTCAATAGTTTGCTCGACGGGCATCATCTTCAGTAATGAATACTCACCGATAATATTTTCTGGTAAGAACTCTTCAGAAGGCACCGTATATGTATGCTCGGCAAGACCTGAAGCGTTAGCACTCATATGGAACGTATTCCCAGGCATAGTCTCGGATTCAAAGTATGAGGCTTCACCACGCATGTTAAACACAATGTAATAAAGTTTGTAGTTAGCGTTCCTGCGTCGAGCAAGTTCTTCGTAAGCGGCTACGCCCCTGTTAGCTACATCCCTAAATTCTTGAGAGCTGAACTCGACACCCATGTTCATGAGCCGTTTAATTTCTTGATACATGATGCTATCGGGGATAGAAAATAAAGCGCGTGTATCTCTGGACAACGCATCACGCCACTTACGCAGATTGTCCCAACACTCACTACCCGCATCCTTTAGAAACTCAGTAGGCTTATAGGGTGTGATGTACTCAAGCATAATGTCGAGTGCCTTATGAATATTGTTGGTTCTCTTCCTCTGATGGTCACTTGAATTTTCTCTGTACTTCTTATTCTTGATGTGCCGTGACCAGATAATAAAGTCCCCACGGTGGTATTCGATGGTACCTATACACTTCTTGCCAGGATAGTTGGTATCGAACACAGCAAAGAAATCTTCTGACTCGCTTGGCACCATCTTCATCGGCTTGCCAGGACGTGACCGCACGAACAACATAGCAAGCTGTCTCAATGGACCGCATTGAACCAATTCAAAATTTGTATCTGTAAACACCATATTCACTCTCCTTTTGGATAAAACTTAATCGCACCTTCTGGTGTGCGTCTAACTATGGCTTCTCCATCAGCAACCGCATAAAGCCCTTCACATAAAACCTTAAGGGCGCTGAGTAAGCGTAGTGTGTACATCCCAAGCATCAGGATCACTACGCCCATCACTGCAAACAACAGTGCATATCCGTCCATGCAAACCTCAAAAGTTAAAGGCGCTGAGGATGTCATCGACCTGCTTCTTAACGTCTTTACGGACGTGATCGCTCTCACGGACGGTATCAGCGGTAATCCCTGAGATAGCCTGCTCAAGCTTCTTACGTGCCTGCTCAAGCTGTGGGTCGTTCGTTACATTCAACCGAGTCAGTAGTTCGCACAACTCAAAGGCATTAGTGATTAGTGAGTCACGGAAAATCTGGGTGTGATTCTCAGTGCCATCCTTAGCCACACGTGGAGTCTGTGCATCTGCCAACTTGTCGCTCATGTGTTTGAGCACAGTGTGCAACCTTGTCCACAGATCGTTCATCGCATCTCTTAACTTGTTGTTGAATGACTCTTCGTATTGTTGACGTAAATCGTCAAGAACTTGCTGACCTGCGCGGAGCCGGAAGTCGTTAGCCGTGGCAAGCGGCGTGATGCCATAGCGAAACTTGAACTTCCCACGCAGTTGATCTGCGTCAGGGTACTCGTTACGATCAAACAAATCACCGAGCTGAAAGGCAGCTGCTGATACCAGTTGCGGATACTCACGCAAGAAGTCCTCCACCGCATCTTCAAACTGCTGCTTGTAGGCGTCTAGCGTAGGCTTGTACGTAAAGAAGTTAGAGAACGGCAACAGACGCGAGCCGTTGTCTGCCCAGAGGATTGTCTGCTCGTAGTGCCATGTGCGGATCGCACCGACAAGCTTATTCAATTCCTCAAGCTTCTGCGTACCGGCAAGCAGGTGCTTGTTGTAGTTGCCTGCTTTAACTCGGGTGTTCTTGTTCTGGTCAACTTCCTGCGAGACTTTCTTGTCAAGCTTACGTGCCGTCCACGTAGAGATGTTAAGGTCTACGACGACAGCATCAGATACATCCATCACCATTACGTCACTCATGTTCACTCTCCTGTTAATAAAATAATCTTTGTTGAATCGGTATAGGTGCCATCAATTCCAGTAATACCCTGAACTCCGGTTCCTCAGTCCAGGGTATTACAACTTCTCGCACGGCTTTGTTTGGCTCATTAACTCTACGAATCAATCGATGGTGCATTGTGTTCGTGGTTATGCTTTGTGTGCTTTCTATCTCGTAAAGATATTCGGGATCATCCATTCCTGCCGGTTAAGTCAGACTTAACGTCCCCCAGAATTTCTTTGTCGATGAACACACGCGTCATCAACAGCACGAACTGTGTGTAGTTAAGATCCATCATTGTCTTTTCCTTGTACAAGGCTTTTGCCTTATCGATTGCCTTGCGTGCGTCCTCACGGATAAGCAGTGCTTTGTATGTCTTTGTCATTGCCATGATTATTCCTCGTTGATATAAATAGATGTACCAATTGGTGCATTGATACCTTTCGTTGTGATACCCCACAACACAGGGCAGGGCCAACTATCGCCCCACTCATACACGTGACCATCAGTTAGTACGACACAGCATTCGGCTTTGATGCCACGATCACGGATGTACTTAGGAATACACGCCGCCACAGTGCCACCACCCCCCGCAGGTTTAGTTGTAGTAAGCAGCGCGTCATACTGTCCTGCTTCATACTTCTCGTGCTGACAAACTTCTGTATCCCAGTACAGCAAGTCAATGCCTTCCGGTGTCACCGACTGGCAGATACTCATAAGCTCACCAAGAAACTTACCGATCTCCTCGGTGCCGATAGAGCCTGACATGTCGATAGCAACCACGAGCCTACCGATAGTCTCCCCAATCAGCGTGGGCATGTAGATGTCACGATCAACCCACCGTCTGTTCGGTTTACGCCATGTAGACACATCTTTATCAGCGCAATAAGACGACACGAACTCACGCAGTGCTTCACGCCAATCAACTTTTGCATCGAGCAGATCTGTAATCTCACGTGGCAGATTACCTTTCATCTTGCCTGCTAGTAGGGCACCTTGTCGCAACGCTTGGTCAATGTCCCGTGCAAGCTTTTCTCGTTCTTGTGTAGACATTTCTTTAGCGTCATCCCACCCATGCTCATCGAGAGATTCTTCACCGTCCCCCGCCGACGACTCATCCGTATCATCACTTGGTGTCTTACCACGTTCCTTCCCCTTCTTGTCTTTGAGTAATCGAAACACAGTGCCTGCGTCCATGCCACGATACTGTTCATCGAGCAGTCCACCTTCAGGCAGCTTCACGTTTATACCGCTCTGATCTAAGTCATAGATCATTAAGTTGATGACGTAATCGCATGCCATGTTAGCTCTGCGATGGTCTTGCTTGTGAAGATCTTCCCACACAGTGAGATGCCTAAACGCTTTGTGTAGGTTCTCGTGCAGGATCAAACCTTTCAATTCAGGATCGGATAACTTGTCAACGAACTTGCGTCCGTACTTCACATCACGCCCATTGGTATATGCAGTAGGGCACCCTGTATCGAGCACCTCCGTCTTGCCCATCATAAAGATGCCTGAGTACAGGCAATACTTGGGATCATTCATCATGGCAATGTGTGCCTTCTGAACGCGTTGCTCTGCTGTAAGTTTTACAGACATATTCACTCTCCGGTTAAGTCAGACTTAATCAAAACGCCCACTGATTTTTTACTGCCCATGCTTTGAACTTGTTGTTACGTGCAAGGATTGCTTGCTTAGCCGTTGACCGCATACCCGACTTGGCAAAGAGAGCCTGCATCTCCATCTCCATACGCTCAAGATAGTCAAGCCACGGATCAACAGTTTTCTCATCGACACGTGTTAACGCACTGAACACCACCAATATCTTAGCCACCACGTCATGGTTCCCAGGCAGTTTGGCAGTTGTAGGATTAGCAATGATCTGCTCCCATGTCGGCAACTTATCGACCACCGTAAAGAAAGCCTGCATATCACGGCTCGCAGACTCACCGATAGTACCTGCCAATAGTGTCTGTGTAACCTCATCACCTAGCACATGCCTACGCTTAGCGATGTCGGATGCTTTAGTGAGTGAGCGTGGGGTAACAAACGCTGTCGTCGGTTTAGTCGGCACGAAGATATACGGATTCTCACGCTGTGCAGGGTCGGTGTAGCTCTCCAGTGCATGCGGTGTTTGTTTAACCCATGCGATAACTTCTGGTGCGATGTCGTTGTTCAGTGCCCAGGCACCCCATGAGTCAGGATCAATGCCACCATCAGCAAGAAAGCCTGCGTTTGGTTTGCGTACTGATACGATACAAGCACGATTACGAGCATGCGCTTCGAGCAAGTCACCCACACCATCGGATGCAAGGTTAGTCGTACCGCACACAATAGAATCTTTGTGCAAGTAATCAGAACCAATCCGCTTCTCAAGCATGAGCGTAAGCAACACATTCTTGACAGACTTCATTGCCTTGCCGATCTCATCGAGCATCACAACCACAGGCTTGTTAGTGTGTAGCTTGAACCTTGCGTTCGGTGCAAACTTAGTAACACGCACACCGTTCTCCTCCACCGTAAAGGGCAAAGCAAAGTCGGACAAGTCAAGCAAGGTGCAGTCGATATACGCAGTCTCATACTCAGGCAACATGGCACTGAGCGTGTTGAGTACACTAGACTTACCGATCCCAGGCTCACCCTGACCGATGATAGTCACATCCCTGCCCACCGTAGCAACGGACAAGGCAAACTCACGCAACGACAACGAACTATTGAATTTAACTGCTGACATATTCACTCTCCTGGTTATATAGTTAAGTCAGACTTAACCGATTCACTCACTACATTTAATACAACTACATTATACCACTATATTAGCTTTAGGTCTAGTCCCTAACGCAACTCTGCGCGTGGTCTGTACTATCTTCTGCTTGACTAGCACCTTGTCGAACCACTTACTTACTACGTCAGACTTTGTGTAAAAGTTATTCATACACCACCCTTCTGCATCGACCACGTGGTCTGCGGTATGGTATCGATTGCCGTGGATGATGATGGTGTACATGGCACCGTCCCAGTTAGCTTCGTCCTGTAAAAACTCTATGGTTCTCTCGTACGTCACTGGGTTATCGGATATGTACGAAGATGTTAATAAGCTAAACAGTCCATCGATTGCCATGTTATCGATAAACAAGTATGCCGGTATATCTTTTCTAGTCCTGCGTAGGTATGGCTTGATTGTCTCGTGCCCAATAAACCCATCGCTCAGGCTCAGCATGGTTTTGCAATATTCGAGGAACGGACGTACGCGTTCACGTTCTATCTTAGTTCTCTTACGATCAACAACTTCTTGTGTGACATACGAATGCTCGCTCACACGATACTTATCACCATCTAATGCAAACTCTAGCTCACCGCTACGTCTTAACGGAATGAGCACATCTTCGTTTGCCCATTGAGATAAAAACTGTATCCACATCCTGCCACTTCCAAGTGTGGCATATGCAAAGTGAAACCGCTCACAGATAAAGTCTCGTGTGGTCGAAGTCTCCCACCCATTGATAGCAAATATAACGTTACCGTTCGGACGCACCAGGAATACGTTAGTGTCGTGGAAACGTCCACCGTACAGGATCTCGCCATCCCGCACCACTCGCACGATCTGTTCCAAAGTTTTACGGCGTTCACCTATGGGTCGCACATCATAGGCACGCCCACGGATAGGCACCGTGTTGTCGTACTTGTCCTTCAAGTATCCGTAGTACGTCGATGGTGTTGCAAGTTGCTTGTGTCTAAAAGTCATATCACTCTCCTGATAAAAGTATGGATAAGTCAGACTTAACCTTCATCTCTAGCTAAACGTATCGATGGGTGTGTCATCTTGCCTGCTCTGGTTTTCAGCATGGCATCGGCAATTGCGTAGGCTTCCCACACCATAGCTTCCATCGCATCCCCATGCCAATCATCATATGTGTTATCCATAAACATCTCACGGGTGTGTGTCACAAGCGCAGGCAATACGTGCATGGCAAAGTGATCCCTTGCCGTTAGCTCTGAAATTTTGCAATCATCTTCACTCATCATCTTCCTCACCTATAAACTCGTTAATGATCTCTTGATACACCTCCGTCCAGTACATATACCCAATGCGTCCTTTGTCGTGCAGGTTGAGGTGGTATGTGCAGTGGATAGGGGCAAAGTCTCCGTAGAGACTTATCATTTTTAGTGCCGTGGCTCGTGGGTCAGGTTTCATACAAGCTCTTCTGGTATGTCGATGTCGTCTCCAAGTTTTGATGCTACGTAGCACCGCATAGCGGCGATTAGGGGTGTTGAGCCACGACCTGTTACATCATCTCTACTAGCCCACCACTCCGGCTTGTCTAACTGCACACACTCGTCTGTCTCGTGGTCAAACAGCACATCGGTAAGATCGAGCGTCAGTCCCTCCCGCTCAATGATCGGGCCGCCTTGTGCCCAGTCGGTGGAGTAACTTAGTTCCCACAAGTCCATCACCCCATACTCTTTTCTTGGGGGCCAAATACCAAGTTGCGGCTCGTGTGGCCTACGTCCTGCAATTTTGTGCAAGCCTGTGTATCCCTCACAATTCGCCACCGCCCAATCAAGGGCAGCTCCTGTTAGTTCGCTTGTTTTCATTTCACTAACCCTCCTTTGTTGTTGATCCCCTTGAGATCGTTCTTGTCCACGCACAGGAAATAGTTACTCTTGTGCATCGGCACTACTGTCCAGTGCTTGCGGGCCTCGATGCTGTTGATCTCACGGCAGTCCCAACAGAACCCATTGAGCGTATCCAGTGGGTCAACCAGATCGGCACCGCAGTCGCGGCAGTGCATGTATCGAATCATATAAATCTCCTGTTTACACAACAAACATATCGAATAACTTAGCCTGCTCGGTCTTACTGAGCGTTTCCCACGTGGGCTTGACGTACTGCACCTCATAGTTATACCCACCGAATACACGGCTTGTGACTCTCCGCACCTCTATCTTTGGCACCGTGCGGACGTGAGGTTTGAGTGTCTTGAGTTGCTCGGATAATGTTTGTTGTACCTGTTGTGGCTTTCTGATTGTCATATCACTCTCCTGTTAAGTTGTTTCCACGTTATGGTGCATATGCACCGGATAGGATGTTTTCGGTTTGGTTTGGTTAAGTCGGACTTAACCGGCAGTGAGCTACTGCACCGCACATCTCTATCCACTGCATACGCAGTGATCCCTCTGCTCATTTATTGCAGACCTGTTTGGGGTTCGGGATAGGGTGAATCATTAAACGTGGCATATCTCATACACATACACGCAAACTAAACAAAACAAACGCGTACACGCACGAGCGTGTAATGAAACACCGCAGAGGTACTGCTAGGGTAGCAACATGGGAGGGAGCCACAACCAGACTAAATGCTGTGTACGCATAACGTACAAGCCGAAGCAAACCACAGATAGTCTCGATGCGTTCTATGCACCATGCACATCCTTACGCCTACTCTGCACCGTGTAAGCACTAGCGGTTAAGTCGGACTTAACCAAGCACCCACAATCGGCATTTCGTGCAAGTTGTTAAGGAACGAGGGCAAATACGTTGCCGACTGAGAACGTATTCCCAGTTAACCCCTATTATCTCATAGGTTTATCATAATGTCAAGGGGGTATCGGCAGTTTTGGGGGATTTTCTGCACTATGTTGCCGGTTAAGTCGGACTTAACCCCTATTGTTCTGTATTGTTCCGCATTGTGTCGGGGAATGGAAAATTTGATTCTGCATTGAAATCATGATGTTAGGTGACTTTGTGTCGTTTTGTTCATTTGTGACACGAAAAATACCCCCCTTGCCGGACTTCATTTTCTATGAGATGACTAGACGTAATAGATGCTTATTATGTAAATCTAATAGAACGTCAAGGGAAGCCGTGTATATATTTTGTTTTAGTGAACAATATAGGGTAAAGTGCCACATTCACATTTAAAATCAATGACTTAGGATTGTGCTTTCAGACGACACAATACGGAACAATTGACTGCTAAAAACGGAAAAAGCCCATGCAAATCAATGGTTTAGGATTGTGCTTTCAAGTGCTCAATTGTGTCACGCCGTGACACAATACCCCCCGTTTCCCCTGCGGAACTGGTTTCTGGTTAAGTCTGACTTAACCGCTTGACAGGCGCGGAAAAAAGCGTTAAGCTGCGTGCAGCTTAACGGTAACGACGGTCTCACTCACTCACTCTCACTCACGCACACACCCACGCACAGAGAGAGAACTGGCATCACTAGAAAATTTTTTCTGGTGGGTAGTTGGCAAGCTGGGAAAAAAGCGTTAAGCTGCATGC